AGCAGATGGCGACTATTGGATTGATACAGATGCAAGCGGTTATCCTGTAATTTACAGACACAACGGTTCAGCATGGGTAGCCAAAGATGCTACAGACCAAAGCACAAGTGCAGGCGTAGAATTTGGCGACATTACTGCTAATGATACAGCAGCAGGCGTCTTTGAAGCAACACTACTAGCAGGCTCTCCAAATCCACTAGTTTACCCAGTTGGAATGACTGGTATTAATATGTGTCGCTCAGGTAATACTGTTAGAGAATATGATGCAACATTAACTACAACTTGGAAATGGCGTAATAAAGCATCTAACCAGGCAACTGGTAAAGGCTCGTTTGGTAGACTTGCTCAGCGTAAAGTTGTTACAACAGCTATGCAGTCAGCAGCAGGTAAATCAGAACTACGTGAAGATACAGTAGCGTTTCGTTTAATTGCAGCTCCAGGTTACACTGAGTTGTATGATGAAATGGTAACATTAAATAGTGATAGAGACGAAACAGCATTTGTTATTGTTGACGCTCCATTCCGTTTAAATCAAACTGAAGCAATTGCTTGGAAACAAGGCACAAGTGCAGCAGAAAATGGCGAAGATGGATTAGTGACTTCAAATACATACAGTGCAGTTTATTATCCACATGCATACACAACTAACCCTTCAACAGGTGATAACGTTGTTGCTCCAGCATCACACATTGCATTATATACATTTGCATATAGTGATAACGTGAGCTTCCAATGGTTTGCACCAGCAGGTTTAACACGTGGACAAGTACAAAACGCAACTAACGTTGGTTACTTAAACTCAGAAGATGAGTTTACACCATTAGCACTAACACAAGGTTCTAGAGATGCAATGTATGAGCAGAAGATGAATCCAATTGCAAAATTCCCTACAGAGGGTGTTGTAGTATTTGGACAAAAATCAATGCATCCAAGTGCATCAGCATTAGATAGAGTTAACGTTGCAAGACTTACAGCTTATCTTAGAGAACGTTTTGCCGTAATAGCAAGACCTTACTTGTTTGAGCCAAATGACGAAGATACTCGTACAAATGCTAAAGCAACATTTACTGGTTTCTTAGCAAACATTATGGCACAACGTGGTGTTTATGACTTTGCAGTAGTTTGTGATACAACAAACAACACACCAGCAAGAATTGATGCAAATGAATTTTATGTTGATGTAGCAATTGAGCCTACAAAATCAGCAGAATTTATTTATATTCCAATTAGAATCGTAAATACTGGCGAAATTTAAGTTAAAAGTTTAATTTAACTAAAAATAAGGGCTACTATAGAAATATAGTAGCCTTTAATATGACAAATTTTAAATATTGTGATTTTTAATCAATGTTTTGATAAATACAATATAAGAGAAATACTACAGTATAGTATTATAGGAGAAAACAAATGGCTGTAATTACAAATTTTGGAGTACCAACAGACTCCGCAGCAGGCACAACTTTAATGCCTAAGTTACAATATAGATTTAGAGTGTCATTCACTAATATGGGTGACGGCAAACAAAAATCTGAAATGACACAGAACGTCATTAGTGCATCAAGACCAAATTTAACACATGAAGAAGTAATAGTTGATTCATACAACTCAAAAATGTACCTAGCAGGTAAGCATACATGGGAACCAGTAACAATTGTGTTCCGTGATGACATGAATTCAAATGTTATTAAACAACTTGGATTTCAAATGAACAATCAAGTTGATCATGCAGATCAGGCAAGTGCAACTGCAGGTGGATCATATAAATTTAGTGTAAAAATTGAAACACTAGATGGACAGAACGGCGCAGTTAAACCAACTACATTTGATGAATGGCAATTAGAAGGTTGTTTTGTTAGTCAAGTACAGTATGGCGACTTAAACTATGCAGATTCAAATATGGTTCAAGTTACACTAACAATACGTTATGATCATGCTGCACACGTAATAAAAGGTGATGATGTATTATCAGGTGAAGGTCCAGGTCTATTAGGCAGTGGAGCAACTGATGGTGGATCCGGCGCATAATTAACTTCAAGTTAATTGCTAGTAAAGGACACATCAGATGGCATTAGGTGATAAGGCGTATGTAAACTATAGACAAGGCCTAGTAAAAGGTGAGTTAACTGCTATACCTAGGAATAAATTTTCCTTTACAGTTAAGTTAGTCACACTAGGCGGTTCAGTTGACCTTACACGCATTGCAAATGTTCAGTTACCAACTTTTACATATAGAACACAAACACTTAATAAATATAATAGTAAAAGCATAATTCAAACAGGAATAGACTATACTCCTATAACACTTACAGCATACGATAATAAAGATGCTGAATTTGAAACATTCTTAAAGAATTATGCTAAACACTATATAACTGGACCAATGAATGAAGCTAGTTATGAAGAATGGAAAACAAAAGAAGTAAACAATCAGTTTGGTTTGAAAGCAACAACAGACAACCATTACATAACACAAATGATTATATCACGAGTTGATACGGCTACTTTAGCCCAAACAATAGAAATATTTAATCCGTTTATACAAAACATCGATGCTGAAACATTAGACTATTCAGATAGTGGACCCAGTCAGTATAGAATTACATTTGGATATGAAGGCTTTAGAATACTTAGTGATATGACACCAGACGATCCAAACAATGTTCTATTTAATCCAGCACCTACTACACTAGGTGAGCAAGTACAACAGTTTAATGATACATCTGCAAAATATACAACAGAAGATGTAGATGTAACATCAAATAAAGCAGAAGTTGTTCCAATAGACAAAGTTGTTGAAACAGTTACAAGTACTCCCACGAGTACTTCTACAAGTACTTCGAGTTTTAGAGGTACTGCTCAAGGCATCACTGGCGATATGAAAAGTAGACTATCAAGAGCAAAAGAAATTGTTGCAGGTGGAGTAGAAGCAGGAGACACTGAATTTCAAATTGGTGTTAATCAAATTGTTACCTTACCAAATGGTAAACGATATATAGCACAAGTTCCAGAATCAGAAATCAATATAGTTCCAGACGATGCGGTTTTACCAGATGACCTTGCTGGCCTAATTTAGGTGCAGCAATATGCCTAAATTTCAAAACGGAAAATTCGTACCAACTAACCCAGATAAATACTTAGGTAAAAGAACACCACATTACAGAAGTGGATGGGAATTAGCAGTATTTCGTATGTGTGATAATCATCCAGCTATTTTAGGTTGGGGCAGCGAAACACACAGAATTCCATACAAAAACCCACTTACTGGAAAGAAAAGCACATATGTTCCTGACTTGTTATTAGTATATAAAGACAAGAAGGGAAAGAACCATGCTGAAATGGTAGAGATTAAGCCAGCTAGTCAAACATTAGCTGAAGCAAGAACAACTGCTCAGAAGGCTGCAGCAGTAGTTAATCAAGCCAAATGGTCAGCCGCACATGCCTGGTGTAAACAACAAGGAATGGCGTTTAGGGTTATTACTGAACATCAAATTTTTAATAAACCTCAGAACTCTAAAAAGAAAAGAAAATGACAAAAAAATTAGAAGAAGAATTAAATTTACCAGATTTAGATCAATTACTTCCTGAAAATGATATACAGGAAGAACCTACTACTGAAGAACTTAAAACAGAAATTGCTAATATAGAAGGCGAAATGAGCATGGTAGAACGTGCCAATATTGCATTGCCTACTGTTGAGGGTTTAGAACAGTTAGATAGAGAAATGGACGAATATGCAAAAAAAGCCATGGAAACATTTGAAGATTTGATAGACTTAGGTAAAAATGTAGAAGATAGACATGCAGCACCTATATTTGATAGTGCAAGCAAAATGATATCAGCAGCTCTACAGGCAAAACAAGCCAAAATGGATAAGAAAATGAAAATGATTGAGTTACAAATGCGTCAAGCTAGACTTGAAAAAGACAGTGAGAAGATAGATGCGTATGTAGCCGGCAAAAAGCACGAATTGGGCGATGAAGAAGAAGTAGAAGGACGTATAGTAGGAGATAGAACTGCTATGCTTGCCGAAATAATGAAAAACTTGCCCGAAAAAGATAAATAGTATTAATAGGAGATAACCGCAATGAACAAACTATTTTCACAATACTTAAACGAATCAAAGAAATCGTGGAAGTTTTGTATTAAAACAGTACATGATCTAACTGATGAACAATGTGATCGCATAGAGAAGCACCTCGGTAAATACGACTCTAAAGGACTCGGTGCTGCAAAGAAAACAATACTACAAAGTGCACCTCGTGATTTTCCAAATCACAAAGGATACGAAGTCTTTACACATGAATTTGAAACTAATATCATTGCTAGCGGTTGGCAAGTACAAAATGATATTCGTAACATGCTTGGACTAGCAGACGGTGTGCTTAAAGTAAAAGGCGAACATGAACCAGATGAATTGATTCCACCAATGAGCGAACGTGCTGAAAGCGTACTAGCTGATGGTGAATATAAGGATGCAGAAAAAGTAAATGCATCAGATCATTACGGTGACGAGTATAACTCCAGTTTCATTAAAGAATTAATGAAAGTAAAAAAACAAAAGGAAAAAGGCGATGAGTGAATTAGACAGAATACTAAAACTTGCTAGCCACGGCACAGCAGATGCTCACAGCCAGGCTCCAGCAGAAAGAGAAATGAAAGAAGAAATTCCAACAACTGAAGCAGTTGGCGAATTTGCAGAACCAATTTATGATTTAATTGATATGCATTTTGAAGGCGACTGTCAACCAGTATTTGATGATTTGGTTCGTTATTTAAGTGGCGATCAAATTGAAGATTTTGTTGCAGACTTTAGACGTAACCATGATTTAAATGACATGGGTGATGACATGGACGAAGCACAACAACTAAACGCATCAGAATACAAATGCGAAGACTGTGGCGATACAATGCACAAACCAACTACTGATTGTTCACATGATTGTGATGACGAAACAGGTAGCTGGTGGAAAGACAAAGACGGCAACGGTGTTCCAGATGCATTAGAAGAAGCTCCAAATGAAGGCAATGAATTCTCAGGCGCATTAGCACAAGCTAAAAAAGACGGTAAAAAAGAATTTGAAGTTGACGGCAAAAAATACAAAGTAGAATCTGAAGAAGCAGTAACTGAAGGCGGTGTTCCTGAATATGCATGTATTAACACTGAAACAGGTGCTTTTGGATATTGTGACAAAGACGAACTTCACAACTTTACACACATGATGCCATCAAGTGAATTTACATATTTTGAACCACAAGATAATAACTTCCAAGACTTGGATGACGAAATGGCTGAACAAGAAGGTTGGACAAAAATTGCACCAACTCCAGTTAAAGAGAATTTAGTAGACGATATGCCTCATGGATTACTTGATGGTATGACATTTACAGATGGTTCGCCAGATTATGATTATATGGGCAATGCAATGAATGACGGCGAAGTTGATTGGCCGGAAATTAACGATTGGCACAAAGACGAAAATGGCAATGTAAAGCCAGAAGCAACAATAAAACCAGAAGATTTTGAAATAAGTGATCTTGAAGCAGATTCTGAAGAATACTACGAATCAGAAGTAAGCAGATTAAAAGAACTATCTGGTATTAAAGAAGCACAAAGTCAAGCACAAAAAGACGCATTTGCAAAAATGTTAGCTTCTAAAAAAGGTTCCAAAGCTGATGAAGTTGAAGAAACTAACAAAGAAGAATTAGAAGAGTCTCCAACAATGGATACTACACAACTAATTACATTACTTAAGAACTCAGGTTTAAGCGAAGAAAAAATTAAAACAAAATTAGACGAATGGGCAAACACACCAGACGGTGCAGCTGAAGAAGAAGCTACATCACATGGTGAGCCATACGAGAATTTTGCACAAAGCGTTAACCTAAGTTTAAAAAGATATTTAGATGCAGAAGATATGAAAGTAGGCTTAAAAGAACATAAAGTTGAAGATATCAAAGAAGCATATAAGAAGTCTAAAGGAGAAAAGTAATGCTTAACGAAGAGGTACGCAGATTAAAAGAACTATCTGGTATTAAAGAAGCAGATAGAAGTGATGTTACACACGCTCAACTTGTACCTCACATTAAAAACGTTAAAGCGGCAATGATAAGACACGCTCAAGAAGATCCTAGCGAAGCAAATGAATTTATTGAACATCTTGATGATATGATGACTGTTGGCGATGTAAAGGTTGTAGACATGATGCAACCAGACTGGATGGATACTGAAGCAAGAGATAGCCTAATAAGTTATTTTAAAGTTTCAATATCACAAGATCCTACATTATATAACATGTTATTCCCAGGTGAAGATATTAAGTGGGACCAAGGCGAATACAAAGACATGTTTGAATCACCAGACAACGCTCCAATTGAAGAAGCAAAACCTGTCTACTATAAACAACCTATAATGTCGCTAGAACAACTTAAGAAAAATTGTGTACGCATTAGCACAGATATACGTATGGGCGGTAGCACTAAAGCAGAACATATAGAAAGAATG